AGTCTGCGGACACGGCTGATGAAGCCCCCGAAGACGACTACGATGACGATGATGTCGATGAAGGCGAAGATGCCTACGAAGAGGATGACGAGGACGAAGAAGAAGAGGAACAGCTATACACCGGCAAGATTGACGGTGAGGAACATGCTGTCACCCTTGAAGAGCTTCAGAATGGTTACTCTCGTCAGCAGGCATTCACAAAGCGCTCTATGGAGCTTGCAGAACAGCGCAAAGCCTTTGAGGCTGAGCAGGCTGAGACGCAGGCACTGAGGGACGCCTACAAACAGCAACTTGATGTGTTGCAAAGTCAAATCCAGCAGACAACTCAGCAAGAGCCTGACTGGAGAGCATTGGCCGAGACAATGAGCGAACGCGAATTGTTCTTGTACAAGACCGAATGGGATCAACAGAAAGAGTATCTCAAGCAGGTTGAGGCGGAACAACAGCGGATCGCGGCAGAGCAGTCCAGAGAGCAACAGGCGAAGATGCAGGAGCATCTGGCCCACCAGCGCGAGGACATGCTCAATCGGATACCAGCTTGGCAGAACGAGGATGTCCGCAATGCCGAAAGGCAGGAGGTCATCAAGTACGCCCAGCGGCGTATCGGGTTTTCAGAGGAGGAGATTGCCAACGCGTCTGACGCGCGGGCCATCGAACTGCTCTACAAGGCGTGGCAATGGGACAACCTTCAGGAGAAGAAACCTGTCGCCAAAAAACGCACCCGAAAAGCCCCGAAAATGGCCAAGGCAGGCAAGCCAACAACCAAGAGGCAGGTTGCATCCAAGCAACGGCAACAATCGTTTGATCGCCTCGCGAAAGAGGGAAGCGTTGATGCCGCAGTTAACTACTTGATGGGCAGATGACCCGAAGGAACTAGAAAATGACAACATTCGCTACTAGCGCCGCCGTAGGTGAGCGCGAACAGCTCGCCGATGTAATTTATCGCATCGATCCTGCTGAAACGCCTTTTTTCTCAAACGTGAAGAAAGAAACATCAAACGGTATCTTTACCGAATGGCAGACCCAGGAACTCGCTTCTGCGTCAGCCACCAACTACGTCAATGAAGGCGCGGCAATTTCGACTGCGGCGGCTACACCAACCGTTCGTCTGGGTAACTACCACCAGATCAGCGTCAAGTCATTCGCAACATCTGGCACTCTGGATGCTGTCGATACGGCCGGGCGCGAACGTGAGCACAACTATCAGAAAGTCCTCAAGGCACTTGAGCTTCGCCGGGACATCGAGAAAGCCATCACGGACACCAACGTGGCTCGCTCTGGCTCAGACCCACGCAAGTCTGCGTCTCTGATGACTTGGATGACCAACGGTTCTGTTGGCGCATCTGGCGCGTTTGCAACAGGCGATGGAACAGACACCGTTACGGACGGAACTGACCGGGCCTTGACACTCGCCCTCATTGAGGACGGGATGCAGGATGCGTGGACCGATGGCGGCAATCCATCAATGATGCTGGCTTCTGCCACCAACCGCGCTAACTTCTCTGACCTGTCAGCATCTGGAAACCTCGTTTCTAACGATGTGAACATGACAGCCGCCAAAGAAGTCGCCTATGTCGGGTCTACCAGTGTATTTTTGACCGACTTCGGCACCGTGGAGGCAACCCCATCACGCTTCATGTCCAACGACAAGATGTTCCTGCTCGACCCTGAGTTTGCATCACTCTGCACACTCAACGGACGGAACTTCCAAGAGAAGGATATGGGTGACACAGGTGACTCACAGGCCACAATGCTCATCACTGAGTGGGCGCTGAAGGTTCTGGCACCAAAGGCACACGCAGGAATTTTCGACCTGTCAGGTTCCTAAGACCAATGAGGGGGCGGGCGACTGCCCCCTCTCTTCTTTGAGGGAAATAGATGAAGCGCTACCTTTACACCGACCCGCGCACCAAGAAGGAAGTGACGATGGAGCAGGCCAGTGACGGCTCCACCATCATCCACCAGAAACAGCGGTTCGATGACCTCATTAAAATCAACCGGCACATGTCCGGTGATTACTCAAAGGGGCAGATGATCGGCAACACTCAGCGTCACATGCAACATGTGGCTGAAATTCCGAATGTCGTGTATAATCACCTCTTACAGACGCTAGGCCCACCGCGTGAAAATCCAAAGGCGTGGAAGGCTTGGCTGAACGACCATCAGAACCGAGACTTTAGGACAGGCGGCGGCACATTATGAGCATCAGCACCTTCAGCGAGCTAAAGACGTCTATCGCCAATTTCCTGGCGCGTGACGACCTGACCACGCAGATTCCTAATTTTATCCAGCTCGCTGAGGCGCGGATTAGCCGCGAGCTTGAGACGCGGGAGCAGGAAAAGCGAGCCACGGCGTCTCTGGAGGTTGGCGATGAGTACATTGCGCTCCCCACAGATTTGCGGGAGGTGCGCGAGGTGAAGCTCAACACCAACCCGATCACGGTTCTGGAGTACCAAAGCCCGCACGGCTTGGACAAAAGCTACAGTAGCACTGGCAACGGCAGGCCAAGAGCCTACAGCGTTGTCGGGCTTGAAATGAAGATGCGCCCCGTGCCGGACACGGCATACACGGCTGAGATTGTATATGTTGGCAGTCTGGGCGCACTGTCTGACACAAACACGCCAATCACGTTCACGCGCCACCCAGACCTGTATCTTTACGGCGCATTGACGGAGGCGTACACATATCTGCTCGATGAGGCGCGTGCAACGCAGTATGACGCGAAGTTCTCGCGCATCATCGAAGAGATTAAGGTTGACGAGGAGCGGTCTCATTACGGCGTTGGGTCGCTCGCCATTCGGTCCGATTATCAACGCCAACAAGCACAGGCGGAGAGCTAAACTATGTCTGCAATGTCCGACTATCTTGAGAACGAGATTCTCGACCACATCCTTGGGACCGGCTCGTACACTATGCCATCGGCAGTTTACATCGGCCTGTCCACCGGCTCCTTTGGAGACGACAACAGCGGCACCGAGCTTAGCGGCTCAGGATACGCCCGCGTAGCCGCAACATTCAACGCGGCGACTTCGGGAACAGCCGACAACGCCTCAGCAATTCAGTTTGCGGCGGCTACCGGCTCTTGGGGTAGCGTCTCACACTTTGGGATTTTTGATGCGTCAACAGGCGGCAATCTGCTGATCCACGGCGCATTTACGACTGCAAAGACAATCGCGTCAGGCGACATCCTGAAGATTGATGCGGGTGATCTCGACATCAGCGCCGACTAAGGGGTTGCACCGTGGCAACGCTTGAGCAACTAGACAATTGGGGGTCGATGGACAACATCGACTCCTTTGGCACATTGGAGCAGTTAGATAACCTAAACCTCCAACAGCCAACAGCGTCTGTCTCTTTTGTTGCCGCCGCGACTAGCGCCGTTCTTCGCTTGCGGCCATTCCAAGCCGCTGTAACAGGCGCGGCCTCTGTTGCCGCCTATGCGTCCTTTATTGCACGCTTTGCGGCGTCAGTGTCAGCCGCCGTCACAACGTCAGCGGCTGTCCTGCGTATTCGGCCATTCGATGCAAGCGCGGCAATCGCGTCTACAACATCAGGCGCGTTTTATCGCATACGCGGCATGTTGTCTGCGGTTAGCGCCGCAGTAACGGCAACCAGCGAAAATGCGGTTACGTTTGTTATGCTTGCCGCACCGGACATGCGGATGACCGTGTCTGGCGTGCCTCACGTTATGGGGGATCGCTGGTCTGTTGTCGGAGGAGAGGGCGAGACGTGGCGGGTTATCAATCCATTCCCCGCAACGCTGGAAGATTTGGACCAGCTTGGCTCTATGGACCAGCTAGATTATTATGGCACCCTTGAGGTGCTTGACGACTTGAGCGAAATTATACCGAACACAACGTGGACAACGGTATCTACCGGCAGTGAGAGGTGGGCAGTAAAATGATCCCTTTTGGAGAATGGATTCCAGATCAGGCTGACCTGCTAAACACTGGCGTTACCGTGGCGACCAATGTGTTGCCTGCGGCTAATGGCTATCACTCTATGAACAGCTTTGTGCCTTACAGCAATGCGGCAACCGGAACCATCAAGGGCGTGTTTGCGGCAAAAGACAATGTGTCCAACACAAAGCTGTTCGCCGGTGACGCCACAAAGCTGTATTTGCATGCGTCTGCCGACAACGATCTGGACGACATCAGCAAGGTTGGCGGCTACACGTTGACCGACTTCGAGCGTTGGCGGTTTGTGCAGTTTGGCGATGACATCATTGCCGCTGGTGGCATCGGAGAGACGCCTCAAAAATTTAGCCTCGGCACGTCAAGCATTTTCGCTGACCTCGGCGGCACACCTCCGAAGGCTGACTTTATCGCCGTGGTGCGTGACTTTGTGTGGCTCGCCAACGTGGACACAGGGGCTGGCCGCGTGCCGTATCAATGCTATTGGTCTGGGTTTAACGACCCAACAAGCTGGACCGCTGGCGTCAACCAAAGCGACTTTCAGAACCTGCCGGATTCAGGCGCCATCACCGGCCTCGTTGGCGGCGAATACGCGACAATCCTGACAGAACGCGCCATCTTCCGAGCCACCTATACAGGCCCGCCACTGATCTGGCAGTTTGATAAGGTTGTGTCTGAGCGCGGATGTGCGTTTAAGGAATCCGTCTGCAATGTTGGCGGCTTGGTGTTCTTCCTCGCCAATGACGGTTTTTATGCGTTTGATGGCCAGCGTGCCACGCCGATTGGATCAGAGAAGGTTAACGAGTTTTTCAAGCAGGATTTCGACTCTAACTATGACTATCGGATGAGCGCCTCGGTTGACCCGATCAACGAGGTGGCAATGTGGTCATACACGTCCACACAGTCGCCATCAGGTCAGCCGGACAAGATCATCATGTATAATTACGTCCTCAACAAGTGGTCTCTGGCCGAGGTTGAGGCCGACCTTCTTGCGCCGATGTTCTCTTCTGGCTACACGGTTGACGGGCTTGACAATCTCTCGGCCACGGTAGACGGGCTGAGCATCCAGCTAGACAGCCGGTTCTTCAAGGGCGGGCAGTATTTCTTCGGTGGCGCATACGGCAACAAGATTTACGCTTTTACGGGCGCGCCGCTGACGGCGACTATCGAGACGTCAGAGGTGCCGGTGTCTATGGGCAAGAACTCCATCGTCACGCGCATTTACCCATATTACGAGGACGGCACTGTCACGATGGCGGTTGGCACCAGAAACACCCAAGCGAGCCAGCCCGTATTCACCAGCGCCGCCTCACCCAATGACGCGGGCTTCATACCGTTTCGCTCGCAGGGGCGCTACCACAGGGCGCGGATGACGCTGTCCGGCGGATGGTCTAAGGCGCTGGGCATCGACATAGAGGCGCGGGAGATCGGGCGGCGATGACAATCGAACAGCGCACAACCAACTTTCGCAGGCTGAACCCCGTCACCGCCACCACCCGCGAGATCGCCGAGGTGCTTAACCGCACGATTGACGGCGGATTGAACAGTGTCGGGTATGTGACGCTTCCGGCGAACACAACACAGACAACTGTGAGTGAGCCGAGATATTCGGTGTCGAGCTTGGTGTTTTTTACGGGCGTGGACCACGACCCTTGGCACCACAACCCATATATCGACAGCTCAAGCACCGATGGGACTATGGTAATTAATCACGATAATCAGGGACATGATGCACCATTCGCCTACCTTATTATCGGCTAATGACAGAGCCGCGCATGAATGGGATCGCTGTAAGCGTTGGATTTCTGATGCGCTTGAGTATGCTGGCGGCTCGCACACTATGGATGATGTGGCTGAGGCAGTCTGGTCTGGGAAAGCACAATTCTTTCCTTTGGAAAAGTCTGCTATAATCACAGAAATCGTTGACTACCCGCAAAAGGCTATGTGCCGCATCTGGTTAGCGGGCGGTGATCTGGATGAATTGATGGATGCGGAAATATCTATTGCTCATTGGGCAAAAATACACGGATGTGACGGTATGGAGATCGTGGGCCGTAAGGGCTGGTCTCGACAACTCAAAGACTACCGCGAGAGCGCGGTTGTACTGACAAGGAACTTTAGCGATGAGTAAAGGCGGCGGAACAACACGACAGGTGACGCAGACCCTGACGGACCCAACCACGGCACCGTTCAAGGAGTTTGGCCTATCTGAGGCGAAGAAGCTGTATGAGGCTGGGCCGATGCAATACTACCCCGGCCAAACCGTTGTCGGGTTCTCGCCTGAATCGCAGATGGCTCTGTCGGGCTTGCGCCAGCAGGCGATCCAAGGCTCACCATTTATCGGCGCCGTTCAGGACGTTGTGATGCAGAACCTGATGGGGACCAACCCGCTACAGTCTGCCGCGTTCCGCCCCGCCATTCAGGCGGTAGAGGCGCAGGCGGCTAAGGCGGGGCGCTACGGCTCCGGCTACCAGCAGGCGGCTGTCGCTGAGGCGCTGGCGCCTATGGCGTATCAGGCGCAACAAGAGGCCATCAGGCAGGCGCCTATGGCCCGCCAGTTTGGCTTCGCTGACCTTGAGACGTTGGCAGGCGTTGGCGCCGCCAGAGAGGCTCAGCAACAGGCGGAGCTTGCGGCTGACATTGAGCGCTTCCAGTTTGAACAGCAGGCACCGCAGGCCGCGTTGGCGAACTATCTTGCGTCCGTGCAGGGCGGTCAGCTTGGCCAGCAGCAGATCACGCCGTACTATCGGCAACCAGCTCTGTCGGCGCTTAGCGGCGCTATGGGCGGCGCGGGCATTGCGAAGGCTTTGGGGTCCACTAGCCCAATGTACGCCCTCGGCGGCGGCTTGCTTGGCTTGCTTGGTGCATAGGAGAGGTTGATGGCTAGAAGACCTGTACAGTTAGCGTTTGGGCAACCTTACTTGGTCCCCAGTGGGGATGTCCAAATGATGCGCCGCACACCCTACTCAAGCGTAACCGCTGGCGGCGTAACCCGCACCACGCCAGCTGGGGTCGCTTTTGAAAGCGTTAGCGCTACACCAACATTCGATCAAATGATGGCGCTTAGAGCGGCGCGTCAGCCAATGCGACCACCAGTAGTCGATGGCGGCCCTCAGCTTCCACTGCCACCCAAGCGCGGCGGCTTGTCTTTCACGCCACAAAGTCGCGGCATGTTAGCCGGTGCGCTTGCTGGCTTGCAGTACGCTGGCCCACAAGCCCAGCCAACCTCATTCGCTCAAGGTCTGGGCGTTATGGGTCAGGCGGCAATGGAGGCTTTTGATGTAGCGCAACAGCGCGAGGAAGAACGGGCGGCGGCAGAGAGGGCTGAAAAAAGAGAGATCGCCGAATTAACCAAACCAAAATTTCAAGTCGTTGGCGATCGCTTGTTTAAGATCATGCCAGACGGCTCGTACTCCGAGATCAATGGCACTGCGGGTCCAAAACCACCTAAAATCAAGTCTGAGGGCGAAAGATATTTTTATGACGACAGGGTTATAAAAACATTAATTGCAGATGACGGAAGCGTTTATGAGGCGGGCAATATTGCCGCCGGTCCAATTGATATGTCCAAGGCTCAACTTATGGACCCGTTCACAACTATGGATATGAAGGCCTTGCAAAAATATAGAGAGGACAACATTAGGGCGCCTCAGAAGACCCTTCAAATAATTGATCGACTGGCTGGTCAAATTGAAAAAGGCCCATCTGGATTCGCCGCAAGGCAAAAAGCAAAAATATCTTCAGCCATAAAGCGCTTGGCCGGAGAGAATCCTGATTACACAGAGGAAGAGCTTAGCCTTGCGTTGCAACAGGGAACATTAACTCAGCTTGTCGGCGCGGCGAGACTTGAGCTTTTTGGCCCCGGCGTCATGACTGAGTTTGAGCAAGCAATGGCCCGCGAGATTTTGGCGGGCAACTTTGACCAACTCACGACTGAGGAGGCTCTTAACAGGCTTTATCAATTCCGCGAGAGCTTTTTGCCAAATTATCTTGAATCAATAGAATTTTACAACAATCAGCCGATAGTAAAGTCGGCAAAGATGGGCATCAAATCAACCGCCTCAGCCTTTAATTGGGACGATTATATTATGCAAGAAGGCGCAGGCCCAAGCGCAAGCGGCGCAAACACAACAACCGGCGGGTCATCTTGGTCGAGGGTTAACTAATGCCACAGATTAAAATTGAAGGGCTTGGCGTTGTTGAGGTTGATGAGAACTTCTTCAAGCTGTCAAAAAAAGAGCAAAACGATTTTGTCGATCAAGCGGTAATACAAGACGCGATTGACGGAACGGGCCGAGCGTTTATGACCGGCATGCTTTTCAACTTTAGAGACGAAATTGTTGCCGCTCTCTCTGAGCCGTCATCGTTTATTGGCGGCATAATGGACGAGGAAAAGGGCGAGGCTTATCGCCGCGAGCTTTCCCGCCAAAGGTTGCTTGAAAGCGCCTTTAGACGCCAGCAACCGGCGGCGGCAATAGGTGCTGAGATAGCTGGCGGGGTTGTTGTTCCGGGCGGTGTTCTTGGCACAGCGGCGCGAGGCGGCTCACTGCTAACAAAAATGGGCAGAGCTATGGGCGCTGGCGCTGGCTTAGGGGCTGTCGCTGGTCTTGGCGCCGGAGAAGACACCGAAAGCAGAATTGAAAAAGCGGCTGAAACCGCCGCCCTCGGCGCGGCTATTGCTCCAGTGGCCGCCGCAACCTTTCCCGTTGTCGGAAAGGTCACGGCGCCTGTGGCGCGTACTATCGGCAGGCTTGGGGAGGCCGCAATTACTGAGCCTAGCGTTAGGGCGGCAAGGATGGTTGCCCGTAGGCTAAAAGAGGCTGGGATTACTAGCGATGCGCTTGAGGCGCTGAAGCGAGAGCCAAAACCAATGGCTCTTGCCGACATCAGTAGCAAAGGTGTGCAGTCTTTGTCACGCCTTGTTGCTCAGTCTGGCGGCAAAGGCGCCGAACTAGCGGAGAGTTTGAACGTCAGGCAGTTTGGCGATGATGCGGTGGAGGGCGCCGCCGCAAGAATAGAGCAAGATTTGATTTCGGCAGGCGTCCCGCGCCAGACGGCTCTTGAGGCGAA